TCAGCGCGCCGCCGATGCCGACTCCGCCAGTGACGACCAGCGCGCCGGTCGTCGTGCTGGACGAGGTTGTGGCGTTGGAAACTGTCGTAATGCCCTGTAGCGTGGCCGCGCCAGCAACGTTGGCAGTCCCGCCAATCCAGACGTTTTGAGCCACGCCTACGCCACCGGCAACAGTCAGCGCGCCAGTGCTGGTGCTGGTGCTCGCCGTGGCATTGGAAACGTTGACTTGGCCGGATTGCGTGACTGTTCCGGATACATTAAGCGCACCGCCGACATACAGGGCACCAGCGACACCGACGCCACCAGCAACGACAAGCGCGCCGGTCGTCGTGGACGTTGAAGCGGTCGTTGCGTTCGCGGCAATCTGCCCTGCCGCTGTGACGCCACCGGCGACGCCTACGGAACCGCCAACGTTCACGCTGCCGGCAATCCCTGCCCCGCCCGCTACAACCAGCGCGCCGGTCGTCGTGGAAGTGGAAGCGGTCGTTGCGGTCGTCGTGATCGCGCCGCCTGCCGTGATGGACATGCCGACTTGAAGGCTCTTCGCGATCCCTGCCCCGCCAGCGACGGTAAGCGCGCCGGTTCCGGGTGATGTTGAATCGGTCCCGCCCGTCACATAGACGAACGTGACGCCCTGAATCGTACCGCCAGTGATCGCAACGTTGCTGTTGTCTGCCTTTTCGGCAAACGACGCGTTCAGATCATCGGCTTTGAGTACCTCGCCTGCTGTGTAGTCGCTCACGATAGTCTGCTGGAATCAAGAATGAATGAGCCGCCCAGGTTGTCGATCAACGCGCCGTTGGCCGGTACTGTCGGAATGTATGCCGCGCTCTTGACTGCTTGGACCAGCGTCGCCAGCGGCACGACTGTCGGAGGCGTCTGGATGCTTACTCCGTACACCGAACTATCTGCGGCCTGTTCCGGTGCGTATCCGGAGTTGGCTGGCGGTTGCGCCTGCTCGAAGACCATGATGACGCGCGACGCCGATATCATTTCCCCTGTTTGCTCTACGTCCAAATGACTGAGGACGAGGTATGAGGTGATAATCGACTTGGTGTTAATGGATATTGTAACGGTCGTGTCCATGAACGTCGCAATGACGTTCTCCAGCGTCGAGATGTCCGCGCAAAGAGCCGTAACCCGAAGGCGCGACGGCTCGATGATCTTGATTGCCTGAATGTCCTGTTCAAGAATCGTTTGATACGTTTCGGTGTCCGAAACCTGCTGGTTGGATATCGGCATTTCGGTGTTGGCGCTGGAGGATGAAACCTCAACGTCAACGATCCCCAGCTTGCTCCAGATAGTCGCGCCGGTATTCTCGTTCGTCGCAACGAACTTGGGCTTGCTGGTGAGAGTCGAAAGGATGGACTGGGGCATATCAGAGTCCCAGTTGGCTGACTACGTTCGCCGCAAAGGTTTGCACGCTGACCTTGGCGGCGTTGACCTGCTGGATGCCCTTGTCCATCAGCGACGAGTCTGCCGCCTGCTCAACAGAGGGCGGATTGGATCCATTTTGCGTCAGAATCTGCTTGAATGACATGCGCACCGGGTTCGCGCTGATGACGTCAGGCGTCTGCTTCACCTGCTCTTCGTCCGCCATCATATTCGTCAGCACCAAGCCGCGCGACGTGATAGTGTACACGCCAGAGCGGTCCATCATCGCAGAGTTAATCATTGCCAAGTCATCCAGCGTCGCGCAGAAAACTTCAATCTCAACTATCGGAGACATGACGACGCGCGCATCAACGATGTTATTTCCGTCCTCTCGCATATGCCGCATGACGCGCGAGCGATAGCGGAACCGAACGCGCGAAACCTTCAGGCTTTGCGCGATGTTGAGGCCGGTCAAGCTGCTCACGATAGTCAGAGCGGGCTTGGACAGCAGACTGGATAGAATGCTGGCTGCCATGACTATAGAAGCGCCAGACCAGCGCGCAGAACGGTTGTGGCCAACTCTTTGAAGCTCTGTGCACCCGCGAACGTTCCGAAGGCAAAATGATAAACGTTGCCCTTCTTCCGTCCGGCAGATGTTAAGCTGTCCGCTATAGCGCCGCTGAGCATCAAGCCGTCGCTCAACAGGACGCGCCCGCCGTCCGGATACGATATGACCATTGACGTGGTATCAGGAAGCGGGAGAAGCTGCGGCGACGATTTGCGCGCCTGCAGCAATATCTTCAGGTTTATGTCGTCGTCAGTGTTTGCGTTGACGCCGATGGACAAGAGCACAGGCGAGGTCTTGTCAAACGTGAAAATACTGCCGTCATAAAGTTTTTCGAAGCCGCTGACTTCAAGTTGCTCGATAGTCAGCGGGTCTTCATCATCAGCAAATGACGTGACCTGAAACCCCACCGGAAAGCTGGCTGTGCTTACGATGGTAATTCCAGTGCCGAATCCGCTGATGTCGATCATTTAGGCGTCCGTATGTTCCGTGCTCGCGTCGGTGATGGCTTGCTCTGCCGCTTCGGCTTCGAGTTCCGCTGCCGTCTTGTGCTGGACTACCGGCTCAGGCGGTGCGCCGGTCGAAATGGCGTGCGCTCCTAGTGCCGCGACGCTGGGCGCGAAGGAAGGCGAAGCAACCGGCGCGCTGGGTGCAGGCGCGTGAATGGTGATAACGCCGTGGGCAGACTGGTTGGCGGGCATCGTCTTATCCTTGAATGGTTGTTGGTCCGTATATCGTGTGAACTCGCGCGACGTAGCTGAAGTCTTCGCCGCTGATCGTGATAGTCAGCGATTCGATGCTCAGAACGTCTGGGCATTCCAGAATGTTCTTTGCTATGGACGCTCGCGCTGCATCGTAATCCGGCTGCGGCGTGAAGACCGTGCCGAAGTAATCCACGCCGTCAGACGTGTTGTACTGGTTCTCGCCCAGGCGCATCTGGCCCTTCTGGGTAAGGTTCTGCTCGCACGCCACGATCCCAGAGATGAGGCTTAGGTTGCGCCCGTCTGGCAGATACAGGTCGTTGTTCTCGTTGCAGGCGAAGGTCTGCGTGGCCATCAGATGACTCCCTGCTGCAGCGCGTCCAGGAACTCTGCCAACTCGTCCTGCGGCATGTAGTACAGGTTGCAGGAGTTGCCGAAGTTCGTCCAGTCAGCGTCCGAATCAAAGCAGAAGTTGCCGAGATTCGGAGCGTACATATAGCTGTACTGCATCAGTGGAATCCCACCAAAGCATCGCACTCCATCAACGATCTTTACACCGTTTTTGGAGATGTCCGCGCACATGTGGCTGACGGCCTGGTAGACGTGAACCGTCCACAAGACGCCATCCGCATTAAACGAAACGGACTGATTTGCGACCGGCGACAGCGGGATTGCCAGCATGGTACGTTAGCTGCCCGAAGTCGGATTTTGGCGCGATACTTGGGCGAACTTGAACGCGTAGCGCTTGGACTTCGCGCGGCCAGCCGCTGAGCCTGACTGGACTGCCGGTGCGACGACCAACTTGCCCTCGCTGCAGGTCACCTTCATGCCGTTCGGATAGCAGAAGACGATGCCGATTTGATCGCGCGCCGACGACTTGCCCTTGGCGACGCGGTTGGCGTCCATAAGCGCGGTCAGGTTCAGGTCGTCCTGCGATTGCGGGATGACGTTCATCACAATCTCGATCAGCTGCGGGCGCGACCACGTGATTGCATCGCCGTTCGGACCCATCGACATATCTGCGATGTCCAAGTCAGGCGAGTCGAGCGGGTCTGCATCGTCAGCAAACGATGTGATCGTCGTCGTGTTCGGAAAGGTCTTGTCAGCAGTGAGGATCGCCGACAAGCCAAAAATGCTGATGTCTTCCATTTAGGACTCCAGAAAGTGTCTTGATTATACCGGCGCGGCAGGTGTACCATTCACTCAAGTACGCCCTGCCGCGCAGCGGCTTAGATCATGACGTCGCTGCCGTTGACCGCACGGATAGCGTCAGACTTCGAATACACGAAGAGGTAATTTGCGACCCACTCCGTGATGCCACTGTTCTCGTTTACTTGCGACGTGAACGTGATGCTCAGCCAGTAGCCAAGCGTTTGAACCTGACGCCACGCGTTCGGATCGCCGGTGATGCTGCTGATGTACTGTTGCTGTACCGCAGAAAGCGTCTTGCCAGCCGCGATAACGCCGTTGGTCTTTGCCAGCGAGATGACCGGAGTCATAACAGCCAGCAGCATCCCCGCGCCCGTATCATCGGCAGGCACTTCCGGAACGTTCAGGAACAGCGACATGAACTGAGCGGTGAACGCCGACTTCAGCCACATCTCGTTCGCGAACGTGTTCATGTCCACGGCTGCGGTCGATCCGCCGCACAGCACGCCGCGTTGGTAGAAGGCGAGCGTTTGACCAGCGCTTTGCGTTGCGCCGATATAGTTGCCGCGTGACGCATCGACCGTATCTGCCGTGTTGTCGTCCGTAACCGTGATGTTGCGGCTCGCGAACTGATAGAACATGTAGTTCTGCGACGCTGCCGGGTTGTTGTAGTTCGTCGCGGCCAGAATCTCGCAAGGCGACTGCTCGATGTAGTCGTTGGCTTGCGTCGTGGACAGGATGTTGATGGCGACGCCGCTGTAACCCTTGATCAGCGCGTACAACGTCTGCAGATTCGCGAGTGGCGTGGCCAGCGAGAACATGAACTTGTTGTTCTGCGAATCGGTCCACGACGAGATGGCCGTGATTTGATCGTTGGTCAGCGGCGTGGACGGCGTGCAGTAGGCGAACGAGCCGAAGTTGTCGCTAATTGCCGCGCTCTTCGACACTGCAACGTCCGGAGTGTCTGCTGTCTGGCCCGCAACCAGGATCGTGCCGCCCGTAGTCCAGCCCAGGAGTCCGCTGACGTCCGTGGACAGGCCCGTAGGAGTGGCCGAAAGGGAGCCTGTACCGGTGTTCGAGCCGGTCAACACGAATTGGCCTGTGTTCGTGTTGTATGCTACGGTCGCCGTGGCCAGCTGGGCGTCGGCAGTTGCGCGCAAGGCCGTCTGCAGGATGGACGCGACTTGCGTCAGCGTCGTCGCCGTCGAGAAGTTCAGCGCCGTCACCGGAACGGGCGTGGCACCGTCATTGATCGTCAGCGTGCCATTCGTGATTGCGGTGAACGCGGCCAACGACTTGGCCAGCGTGTCGCCCACGATCATCGGCGCAATCGCCGCCGATACCCAGCGCGCGAAGCTGAGCAGCTGCGGCGAGTTGATGTTCTTGCTGACGAACGCGAAGTACGGTTTGGCGCGCTTGTACTCTTCCGAGGTCGTGCCGAAGTACGCGCCGACTGCATCTGCGTTCGCGAACTGCGCAACGAGGCCAGGAGGCAGCACGTTGTTCTGGGTGATCAAACGCATGATAAGCTGACGCTGTGCCACAGCCGCGCCAGCCCCCACGCCGGAAATGATCTTGATGTATCTGGACTGACTGATCACGTTAGTGACTCCTTATGGATTAACTTTGCTGACGACAGCCTGCCACGCCTGCGCAGAGTCAATCAGCGGCTTATCAAAACCCTTCTTCTCAACGGTCGATGGCGCGTTTCCTTCCCAACCGCCGTTTTTGATGCTATCAACAATGCAGCCTTCGAGTGCGAGACCGATCTGGCCCAGCGCCTGCTCAGGCTTTATATCACCACGGATCAGCTGCTTGGCGATTTTTGTCTGAATAGCTTTTCGCTGCTTCAGAAAGTTCTGATACGCGAGGCGCATGAATGGCCGCGCTGGAATAACGATGGTGGCGTTGCCGCGCTTGATCGTCGCGCCGAACTCCTGCACTCGCATCACGTACGCGATGGACGTGCCGACTTGCTTATCAGGGATTTGCTTGCCGTCGCCTTTCGTTCCGGCGCGATAGCGTGCGGACTCAAACCAACCCGCTTCGACGGATTGGCCCTTGAGTTGTTTGAGCGCCTGAATGTGACGCTCTACAAGGTTGCCCGCTTTTGCCATGATCAGTCCGGTACTGGGAAGGTGCCTTGGCCTTCGAATCCGCTCACCAACGCGCCAACCACGGTGTCTGTCGCGCCTATCCTATTCACGATGATCCGCTGATGCTGCAGGACTACATCGAAATTCGGATTGGCTTCGAACGTGTGACGCTCATCCCTGAAGTAAGGATTCCTAACGGCAGTAATCCTAAGCATTGAAACGCCCTGTGCCTTCAGAGTTCTTATGGACGCGCGGCTGTTAGTGAACAACTTCATGTAGTTTACTACATCGGAGGCTGTCGGCAGGCTCAGGTTCGTTGGGTCTTGGATGACCAGAGCCGATACCTGAAATGTCGTCTCAGTCCACTGCTTTTCCGTTTGCTGGAAGGTGTTTGTGCCAGGGTCGTATGCCTCATAAGAGACTTCCGGCCAGCCATACGCCATGTCAAACAACTTCTCAAAAAAGATCGTCGGTCCGGTTGGAATTCCTTCCTGGGTCGGTTGGTTCTTCTGGATTACCGGATAGGACCAGCCAGCCTGTGCACTAGCGGCTTCCAGCTGGGTCGCGATGAGGTTGATGAGGGCGTTATCCAGCATGAGTTAAAGCGGCCCAGTAGCGCCGGTTTTGACGCGAACCGCAAGGCACGTTGCCCAGCCGTCCTGCGCAAACCAGCTTTGGCCGTTCTCCATTTGGTAAAGGTCGCCGTTATAGATGAACCGGTCGCCGCTCGTGTCGCGCTGCAGATCGACCATGTTCAGGCTCGCGTACACCTGGACATAGAACGAGTTGAAGTTCAGGCCCATCTCCGCATAGCTGGAGCGGTTGACTGCCTGGACGCTCGCGCGCAGAGTCGTCGGAGCCGCGAAACCGGGCACGTATTGTCGCGCGGCATTCAGCGTGCGCGCGGTCGCGGCATAGTACTGCACCGTTTGAAACTTGATCAGCTTCGACGCGCGCTTAAGAAGGTTGGAGCCGGGATTACTCACCAGAACACTCCACCAACTTTACGGAATCCGCTGCGCTCCGGCAGACCGCCGACATAGAAGCCGCCAACGCTCTTGACCTTCAGTAGCGCGAGCAGCTGCTGGCCATACGCGGTCTGATTCAACCAGTAGTCCCACGCGTCTTTGATCGGTGGCGGCAGCATGCTTACCGACACAGCACCGACTGACGCGCTGACTTCTACGCCGCCTGGTTGCCCTGGGGCATCGCCGTCTGCGACGTTTGTTGCGTCAGCGTTGAATAACGTCGCTAGGTGCGCCGTCATGAGATTGAGAGCAAGCGCCAACGAATTGCCGTTCAGCATGTTGCACGGATTGTCGTTCACGCTGATGTAGTCGGTGGCAACCGTCCAGTACATAGACAGGCTGTCCACCGGCCATTTCGTCGTGTCCGCGAACGCGGTGAACAGCTGACGAAACGCGGCATCGTTGTACGCTTGTGTCATGGCTTATTGGCCTTGTTCGAGTTCCTTGGACGGCGTTTTGACCTTGATGCGCTGACCAACAGTGGACTTGGTAAGCTGCGCCGAAGGGTCTTGGCCTTCCATGTCTTCCACGATCTTGGTGACCTTCTTGTGGTTGTCAACCACGTCCGAAGTCACGACAGCGAGGTAGCCGCCTTCCATGTGCTTCTTGAACAACCAGTGTTCTTTGACGCGCTCATACTCGTCGTCAGTAAGCTTTGTGACCACGCCACGCGGAGTCCAGAGAACATTGCCATTGATGTCTTCGGAAGCCTCTCCAAAGCCACCCCTTTGCGACGGACGATCTGCGCCGCCGCGAATGATAACGGTGTCGGTCGGAACCGGCAGCGGACCTTGTTTTCCGTTCACATCGCCAACCATGCGATAGTTGCGATACGAAACTGCGTTGGTCATCTTCGAAAGTACATAAACAGTCATGATTTTCAGTCCTTGTAGTTACGCCGCTGCAGCCCCTGAAGCCTTTGCGGTCGAGAAAATGGGCTGGCGAGGTTTCCCAAGCCAGCCCTGCGTCGCAGATTACTCCGCGATTAGATGCCGGTGACGCGAACCACTGCCCACGGACGCTTGCAAAGAACGCCAGCCGTGCCGTTGGAATAGTCTTCCACGTACGACTTCGCGCGCTTTTCGACGCCCAGCGTCACGAACTTCGTTTGCACCAGCTGGGCGAACGTTTCGCCGCCGTCCGTCGAGCCGTCCACCGCGCTGTCGATGTCTTCAGCGAACAGATAGAACACGTCTGCGCCAGCATTGGCCGCACCGAGTTCCGGCGCGGAGACCACGCGGATTTTCGGATAGGTCTGCTCCAGCCAGTCGCGCACCGACACGCCGAAGTCGGTCGTCACGGACAGGTAGTCCACCTTGCCGGTCGGCAGCGCCAGCGTCATTTCAACCTTTTCCGGGTCGATCTGATCTTGCGACTGCGTACGGAGCGTGACGATGGCCATCCGGATGTCGCCGGTGATGCCTTGGAACGTGCCGTTGGTGCCGTTCCAGCCACCCGTAACGCTCGATGTGATGAACGCGGGCAGCGAAGGATCGTTCAGGAAACCGAACGTTTGGTTGTTGCCCGAATTCCAGCCGTAGAAGCCGATGGCGTTACGGAAGATTTCGAGACCGACTGCCGAAGCAGTACGCTTCGTGTCCGCCGAATTCAGACGCATGGCGGCGCTGCGGCCTTCTTCGAGCAGACCGACTTGCATGCCGAGTTCGCCGCGCACGATGGTGCGTTTGACGAAGTTGGTATTCCAGTTCGACAGAGGAATGTTCGTGAAGTCGCCGTATTCCGTCGCCGTCATCGCCGGTTCCACGATGCCTTGAACGATTTCCTGGTCTTCCCAGCTGCCGACGTTCTTGATGCCGATGATGTCGTCAATCTTTCGCGCCGCCGTCATCACCTTGATGAAGCCGGGAAGCCACGTTTGCAGGAACTGGATCGGTGTCGGCAGCGAGCCAGCGGTTGCCGGTGCCACAAACGCCGAGTCCATCGTGCCGCTTGCGCGATGGTCGTGAAGCAGCTGAACTTGCTGCAGCACGGTCGCGTGATCGAACACGATGCCGAATTTTTCGGCCAGTTGGTTCACCGCCGCAACGGTGATTTCCTTGCTGTCCATCGCCAGCGGGCGCACTTTGCGCGGAGCGATGGACGAGCGGGTTTTGGAGAGTTGCATGATTATCTCGCGCTCCTATGTAGCTGTGCGATTACAGCTGGATGGTGGAAAGGGCCGAAACCGCAGCGCCTGCCGACGACGCGGCAATGCTGGCCGCGTTGGTGATCTTGGCGTTCGGAATCAAAATGAAACCGGTCGGCGCTGCGCTACCTGCCGGAACGCTGATCAGACCGCCATAGGGCACCGCTTGCGCGTTGTTGCCGGCAGTGATGTTGTTCGGGCAGAAGGCCACCTGGTCACCGAACGCCATGGCCTTGGTTGCCGTGGTTTCGTTGAACAGTTCCACGACCAAGCCTGGAATCATGTCTGCGAATTCGGCTTCTGCGCCAATCGGCAGGTCCATCGTGCTGCCCAACGCGTTGCCGTTCGAGCCGTACAACGTGTGGTGCTGCGGATGGAACAGGATACCGAAGAAGATCGGCCCGCCCACTGCAACGAGTGCTTCGCGAGCCGCGAGCGTCGTGCCGGTAGCAGGAACTTCGCCGCTGTAGCCGAACGCACGCGACATGCGGTTGGTGGATGCAGCCGGATCGACGCCGAGGGTTGCCGACGAGATACGGGCCGGTTTGGCACGGCGCGGGCCGTCAGCCACTTGTTGGCCAGCGAAGCCGGTGGTGTAGGCACGCTGGACGATTGTTTGCAGAGACATCGCTGGTTACTCCTTGAAGTATGCGTTGATTGCCGGCACTTCTTGCTGTGCGGCATCCGCAGCGCGTTTGGATTGTTGATGGGTTTGGGTAACGCTGCGTGCGGACTCGATGCCGGTCAGGTACGCGTCCAGGGCGATTGCTTCCTGGCCCTTCGCGCACTTGAGCTTCAGCTTCTTCACCCCGTAAACAGCGACGTCACCAGCTGTTGCAGATGCGAGGTCCAAGGCTCCGTCAAATGCGCCAACCACCTTAGACAGCCGGTTGCTGAGGCTATTCTTAAGAGCAAGGTCAGCGTGGAAAGAACGAAGCGCAGCATCAGCACCTGCGTGCTTTCCTGCTGCCGGTCCTTGCGACGCGCCACCTTGCTCGCCGCCCGCACCTTCATCCGCACCTTCTCGCGCCGCTCCTTCAAGCCCTTCAACGGTGTCTTCGGTCGATTCTCCTGCTGCATTGGTGGCCTCGCCTTCGCTGCCTTCGTCGCCAGCGCCCGTCGCTTGTTTCAGCTGGGCCAAGATGGCTTCGAGTTGGCTGATAAGTTGCGCAGCGCCGCCCTGTTGCTCACCGCCTTCCGCACCTGCGGCAGCGGCACCAGCCTCAGCGCCTTCCGCTGCGCCGTTGTCGGTTTCGCCTTCTTCGCCACCAGCTGCAGCAGCGCCCGGTGCGCCTTCAGCTGCGACTTCGCCGGTGCCCGTTTCGCCACCAGCAGCCATAGCGCCTTCCGTGCCAGCGGCACCTGCCGCGCCTTCCGCAGCGCCCGCTTCTGCAGCACCAGCCGCGCCGCCTTCGCCGCCTTGGTGCGCGGGTTCGGTGGCTTCTTCGCTCAGGAACTGTTCGAAGGTCGGCAGGAGTGCTTTCAGCTGGGCCTGGAGGGTCGCTACTACATTACCGTCCAAAGCTTTACGCTTCATGATCTCTCCGCAAAGAGGGTTAATGGAAACATCAAAATTAAGCGAGTCAAAGCACAGCTTCTTCCCACCGTCGAGAACACGAGCACCCGGCACGCGACCAACGTCCACCAGCGCGATGTGATTGCCGCGCATGTTCACTTGTACAACTTCGTAGTCCTGACCATCAAAGGTGCCGGACTCCAGAAGGAAGTCGCACGTGTATCCAAGAGATAAATCCTTCTTGCCGCCGTTCAACTCAGCCTGCATCTTGCGCGTGAAGATTTTCAGATCGCCGCGCGTCCAGGGCTTTTCGTAGAAGACGTCAAACAGGATGCCGTCTATGCCGTAGTCTTCCGGTGCCGTCGCATCTTTGTCGCCAGCGAATCCGGAGAGCATTTCGTGATCGTCAATCAGCGGAACCTCTTGCAGAGATTCGATTAACTCAGGATCACTAACGGCTGATTCAGGCCGAAATACATTGACGATTCTGTTGGGATCGCCGTCCAATCCGATTTGCGCAGCGGAGTATTGAAAGATGCCGAAAGACGAGATGGGACAGGCCTTAACTCGAAGGTATCCATTCTGATCTTGTTGTCGTGCGGACTGTGGCATGCGCTATGGTCGGTGCAATGTGTATGCGTTCGCGTGTATTATGTATCTGTGCAGTGTCCTACAGTACTACATTTGATTCGTTCACCTTACTGTTAATCACTCTTTCATTGCTGCATGATGTTAAGTTGACCGATTCATCGACTTTGCCGCGCCCAATCGGAAAATCCAACTCTTCGAACGCCCGCCGCGCAAGGCTTTTAACACCTAAAGTTGGATTATTGAGTAATTGTATAAGGTAAGAATACGTATAGGAGAATATAGAGGCTATATAGATGCCGAACTGTAGCCAACTAGCCCAATTCCCAATCAAAGGTGTCGAAGCCTTACAGGGCGGGCGTTCTGGCGAGTTGGCTACAATTGGGCAGGCGCGGCAAGATCAATGCCAGAACAGGAGTACCACCAAGGCAACGTCGAAAGCGGCCCACCTTGGTCGAAGAAGCGGGACGCTTTCAATGAATTCGATTGCGTCAATAAGACGCTCGCGGATTCGGCTTGTGCGCGGCTCTGTCTGTGCGATTTGTTCCATGTCACTAGGCTCCATAAAAGTTTTGAATAAGACGCCGAATATTCAAGTCAGAATTGTTGGCGTCACCACCGTTTGGTCTCTCGCTTTAGCCGTGGCGGCATTATTCGTTTTCGTCTTCTCTGTATCCGATGACTGGCATTTTTCTACAGCGGCAATTGATTGCCCATCCAGGCGGTCCCTGATCTGATTTTGGACCTTCCCATAGGCGCGGATCGTCCAATGAGAATATTTCGCCGTCCTTATCAACGTGACTTTGTCGCGGAACCTTCCCTGCGGACGAGTGAAGCCACTTGAAGTACCCGCAACCGTTCTGCCGTAACCTCTCGTCAGATAGCGCGCTGTACAGCTTGCTCGTCTGGTCACGTGCAATCAGGTCAACGCGCTTCTTCGCGAACGATCCTGCTTCACGGAGAGCGTTCTGGATTCCAGACGCTCCTTGCTCTTCCGGATTAGGCGACGTCAACGACAGCATCACCGCGCTGTAAATCTTTTCGTGGACATCCTTCTGGATGTTCGTTATGAGCGTGTGGTTGAACTCAGTGGACGCACCAAGCGTCGCCGCGACGTTGTTATTATAGGTCGTGCGCGGCTCCTTGACTCCAGCAGCGGATAAGCTGAACCACGTGGATGACTTCGAGTGATCATCCACCTTCTCAACGAACTCTGGCGCGTACTTCTGCGCGAATCCGCTGAACACTTCGGACCACTTTCTATTCAACCGGCGCATGACGCGCTGAAAGACCGAATCAGCGGCATCTTCAGCATAGAACGCCTCAACCTCTGGGTGTTCCAGCGCCTCTTGAAGCTCTTTCCGGTAATCCTTCACCATCTCGTTCGTGACGGCGAGCATCAGCCCTTCGTACCACGAACGAATGGCTGCGCTGGGTCCGAGCGGCTTGCCGTATGCGACCGGCTCAGCCGCGCGACGTTCGCGCTTCTTGGAGGCTTGGAATGGCATCGTTATGCCTTGGGCGGCATCGCGCACTCACCGGCTTCGAGCCAGTTCTTGAAGTCGTCCATTGACATCTTCTGGCACGAGTCATAACCCTTGAAGTTTTCATCGTGAGCAGCGTTGTACGCGGCGATGGCTGACTCTTCGTCGTCATACCCGATCATCGTCTTGTACTCGTCAAACTCGCCGTTGTCGTCCTTCTGACTGATCACGAATACGTCTTGGGAACGCGCGTTGGGACCGATGAAGCAATCCACTTCGTCACCGTCCGCGCCGTCGAAGCCCTTGATGTACCCGTAGTGATCAGGCATCTCCACAGACCACTCGCTGCCGTCCATGTTCATCCCTTCGCGGACAGTGCCGCGCGGATTCTCGATGACGATGTTCAAGCCGTTCAAGCGCATCTTTGGAAGCTTGTGCGCCGCCATCGGGCCGATCACCTTTGCATCGCCAGCGCGTTGGCTTGATGGGACGACGCTGGGCTTGGACGTGCGACTGGTGCCAGGGCGCGTTCCTTGGATCGCGGGACCGTCCTGCGGCTTATTCTGTCCCAATACAGCGTGCGCCAAAGCGAGGATGGCGAGTTGCATCGGGTCGGCGTTTTGCTGCGCGCCGCCCTTTCCGGACACTAAACCGTGCGCGATCACAGGAATCAACGCCTGCAACGGGTCGCCAGCGAGCGCTCCAGCGCCTTCTACGGTGTCCGTTTCGGAGCCTTCCGCGCCGGGTTCGCCCTTCTTCGCTACCATCGCACCGGCATTGGCTTCGGTGTTGACGGCGTTTGCCTTCTCCTGCTCCGAACCGGCCTTTTGCAGCGCTGCGATATTCTCAGGCGACATGCCAGGCGTCTGGTTTGCGGGCGCGTCTTCAAGGCGGTTGTAGCCGCTGTGCTCGTCGTCCTTAACCCGGTTGCGCTCTTCGTCGGCAGAGATGACGCCAGCGTTGATCAGGGCAATGCCGGTGTTCGCCTTCTTGTCGTTGAGCTCAGCGCGCTCTGCGGCAGTGATCGAGTCCACAGAGTTGCAGACGACTTCAACTTCAGTGGCGATTCCTTCGCTGCGGCAAAGGATATCATAGTGCCTTTCGAGCATCGGCATCATCACGTGCTCTTGCACTGACTCAAGCTCTTCGTGATAGCTCTTCATCTCGAATTCGCCAGTGGCGTTGAAGCCCTTCGGTGACGTCCCAAGGAGCTTCGTGGCAGGCGTACGCGCGATGGCCGCGACCAGCTGATACTGGTTCATGATGATGGAGTCGAAGTCTGACATATTGGTGTCAAACTGCTCCATCGCTTCCTCTTTTCCCAGCACCTTCACGCCGTGGTTGTCGCGGTATCGAATCCACGTCAGCAGGCGTTGCTCGAAGCCTTCCTGGTCCGCCATTACTTTGTCCAGGTCGGCGTGAATGGCCATCGTTCGTTTCGACATCGCCATCAGGGGCGCTTCGTTCGCCGTCCGCTCAGCGGCATAGACCCGTTCATAGATGCGCTGCGTCAACGGCACGCCGCCGAAGATGTACGTTGGCTTCAGAATGTCGGCAGGCTGCGGGCCGCGAACGATGCACAGATGCGAGCGGTGATACTTCTTCCCGCTGATGACCCAGAATTCAGGGTCGTAAAAGTGAATGTCTGACGGATCGCTGGTGCCGCGAGTCGTCATCACCGGCATCATCCAGTACGGGTCGATTTGCGAGATGCCGTCATACGATCCCTTTGTCACGCCGTCGATGTTGAACGGCTTTTCGTAGTACAAAGGGTCTTCAGAGCGAACCTTGAAAATGGCAACGCGAATGCCGAAGACGTTTTTGAACCGGTTCAGTTCGATCAAGTTGGCCTTGACCGAATAGCGCTTGTCAGCGGACAGAATCAGGTCGTGTGCTTCCTTGTCCAAGTCGTCGCCGCCGCGCGCCTTAATGACCCAGCCGTTGCGCACCGCGTCCTCACCGGACATCGAGCACGCCTTGTCCACCAGCCAGTGTTGGGCGATGATCGCGCACGCCTGATAGCCGATGAAGCTCTGGGACATGTACCAGCTTTGAAGACCGACTGGCACGGTGTACTCAGACGGACTGGCCTTTAGCATTCCTGTGCCATCGCTGTCGTCCATGATCGCGCCCTGACTCTTGAGCTTCAGGGCCGCGTCGCCAATCGCCTTGACGGTCGTTACGGAGTCGTCGCCAGCGAGCGCATCGGACACAGGGAAGTCGGTGGCGCTACGCAGCTTGAATTGCGGGCCGTGGTCAATCCAGTTTTTGCGATTCTGGATTGGGTCGAGCGGATCGACCGCGAGAATTTCTGCCCGCTTCTCTTCTTCCGTAGCGACTGCTTGCGGCTGGGCGCGGGTGAATAGCTTGCGAAGAAGGGATGGGATCATTGGAGGGTCTGTGGATTAGATGGACTATCGCGCGTATCTTAACGACATACAGTGTAGGTGTAGCCATCCTAAGTTGTTGATCTGCATGAAGAAGATCACTATTTTCACAAAAGTGACACAAAGTTATTGCCTGGCGAAATACTCTCAGGTTAAGATTCTCTCACGTTGTACGAACTTACTGACTGAACGGAGCTAAACGCCATGAACAATGCAGCAGATATCCTTGAGCACCGCGACAACTTTTTGAACGACTTGATCACCGGCAGCGTATCCGTCGAATACGTCGAAGCACAAGGCAAAAATCTCAAGAACTCTCTTGCCAAGCGCGCTGGCGCGAAGATGGCCGTTCGCGAGTTCAAAGAAATAGAATCCAACCGGAGCTAAACGCCATGACCTTCGCAGAAAACATCACCGGCTTTGACGATATGCAGGACGACGATCTGGGCCGTGTTCCGACCGCATCGGAACTCGCCGCGATGCCGAAGTCCAAGAAGTTCGAAAAGCGGACGCCGACCGACCGCGCCGAAACGCTCTACAGCGAGCCGTGCAGTAAGTGTCGCGGCCAAGGCTACATCGGCGCGTACGCCTTCCGCGAGGCCGGTAAGTGCTATCAGTGCGATGGCAAGGGCGTTCTCACCTTCAAGACTCCGAAGGCCGTCCGCGACGCGAACAAGCTCAAGGCCGCAGAGCGGAAGGAGCGTAAGCGCGCCGAAAACCTCGCGGAATTCGAGAAGGAGCATCCCAAGGTCGCAGCTTGGTGGACCGGCTCTGACTTCCCCTTCGCCGTCGATCTGCGCGAAAAGGCGATGCAGTACGGAAACCTTACGGCAGGCCAGCTGGCCGCTGCTCTGCGATGCGCAGAGAAGTTCGGAGCGGCAAAGGAAGCGCGAGCCAAGATGGCTTCAGCCGCGCCGCAGGTGGATATCTCGTCGGTCACCGCTTCGTTTGCTCGTGCCATCCGGAAAGGCGTCGCCAAGCCGAAAATGCGTCTGCTGGGCGACGGGCAAAAGCTCACTTTCTCCCGCGCTCCGGAGTCTGGCGCGAACGCTGGTGCAGTGTACGTCAAGGACGACTCCGGCACGTATCTGGGCAAGATTGCCAACGACAAGTTCCAGAAGTCCCGCGACTGCACGGACGATGGTGCCAAGGCCGTTCTGGCGGCTTGCGCGGACCCGGAGCAGGCAGCAATCGCGTTCGGCAAGGAGTTCGGCTTGTGCTCGATCTGCAATCGTACGCTCACCGACCCTGATTCGGTTGCGCGCGGCATCGGCCCGATTTGCGCTGACAACTTCTTCGGCTGATCACGAAGTCGCGGCATAATTGTCGCGCCTATTCCAGAAAGGAAAAGAAAGTGGAACACGATTTGACAAAGGTCAAAGAGCGCATTGCCAAGCTTCTGTCGATGGCCAAGGATGCGTCCAGCCCGAATGAAGCCGCGATTGCCGCGCAGCGCGCTCGCGCTCTTATGGACAAGTATCAGTTGGATGAATACGACATCAGCGAAGCCGCGCCAGTCCAGTTCGGCGAGTCCGATGCAACGCGCGCCTTCTCAGCGATGCCGTATCACGTCGAAATTCTGTCTTCATTCGTCGGTCGTTACAACGACTGCCAGGCAGTTTTAACGCCTGCAGAAGTGACCTTCAAGATGGCATCCAAGGCGAATCAGAGCGAGAAGAAAGGCACCGGACGCACCAAGTCTTGGGGCAAAAAGATTGTATTTCGCGGATATGAAGCGGACGCGCAGATGGCCGCTGACATGCTTAATCGCTTGCTGGAAAACATCGACTCGCTCTGTAAGAAGTACATGCAGGAGTATCACAGCGGTCGATATAACGTGCGCATCGGCGGCGAGTATAAGACCGGCTGCGCTCTTCAGCTTATTGCCCAATTCAAGTTGATGTTGACAGAGCGCGAGCAGCTGACAGTCTCAAACGGCACTGCGCTTGTCGTTCTGAAGATGGCTGCTGTGAACGAGCACTACGCGCCGCCGACTAAGCAGAATGACCGCAACAAGAAGTGGAACGAGGACGGCCAAAGCGCTCACGCGCGTCAGACAGGCTACATTGACGGCCACAAAATCGAAATCATCAAACGTTTGGACGACTAATCATGCGACTCATAACAGCACAGCTGCACGCGATATATGTTTGGGACGGCGACGATGCGAAGAAGGCAGCGCAGACTGCCAGGCTTGTCGAAGCGCGACGTGACGCCCTTGCCAAGCTCGACATCAAAACTGACGAAACGGACCTGGCCCGTGCGATCCAGGTTGTGGTCACTGAGCGCCAGTTGGCCGATCTTATGATCATGGGCCAGTCGGTCCAAGCGCAGGCGTCGTTGAACGTGGCTGAAGACCCTATCATGCGCGCCGCCCAAGCCATTGAAGTAGCGGCAGAGAAAGTCGCGCGCTTCTCCGAAAGTCTGCCTGAAGTGAACAACAACTTCAACGAGCGCGTGGAAGTCTATACGCCCGGTGCAGGCCTGATGCTGTTTAACCGTGTTATGCTGCTACAGGACGCCTGCAGCGACGCGCTGCAAATGGAGATGGACAACGGCTGGCGGATCATCGCCGCGTGCCCGCAACCGGACCAGCGCCGACCGGACTACATTTTGGGCAGGTACGATCCCAAATACGCGCTGGAGAGCGGCGCGAACAACTCTGCCCTTCGCGGGTAATCCGATAACTTCAGGAGCACTAATGAAACGCACTCGCATCTGCGCCGCCATCGCCTGTGGCCTATCCCTTTTCGCGCTTTCCGGTTGTGATGTGTACCCACCGTACAAGGTCTATTCACAACGCATGGACGGCGAAGCCGAACTGGCCAAGGCCAACTACTCCAAGCAGGTCCAGATCCAGGACGCGCTTGCGAAGAAGGAAAGCGCAAAGGCACTCGCGGACGCAGAAGTAATCCGCGCCCAAGGCGTTGCGCAGGCCAACAAGATCATTGGCGATTCGCTCAAGGGCAATGACGGTTATCTGCGATATCTGTGGATCAACAAACTTGGCGACGCTGAAGGGCGCGGCCAGGTGATCTACGTGCCGACCGAAGCCGGGTTGCCGATCATGGAAGCGGGTCGCGCGTCTGCGAAGGTTCAGCAGTGAACGCAAAGGCAAAGACGTACATCACCACGCCGGACAGCGTGTTCAACTACGATATGAACTTGCTGCAGACCGGCGTGAAGTGCATCCTTCTGAATCCTGGCGGCGTTGCCTGCCTTGGATCGGTGACGAACTCGACGCGCAACCACTTCATCGCTTGGGCACCGATGCCGAAGCGTGACAAAGAACGCGAGCGCCAAATGGGGATAAAGATATGACCAAAGACTACGTTGGCGCGCCTTCCAAGTCCAAGCTTGGCGTGATTCGCGGCGTGCCGTTCGTGGATACGCCGCGCGAGCAGCTGGAGACCGTGACCGTATCGCGAGCGTCCTGGGAAGAGCTAAAGGGCGGCGTTAAGCTGGCCCAGGAAGGAGCTTTGGCGGCTTGCTGTCTTTCCGGTCTCGCAATCGCCGTCGCGTTGATTGTGGCGATGAACGTTTGGCGCTGACGAGTGGTACACCGCGATTCCATAGTACAATTCGCGGTGTACTTTAGTTTGGAGGCCGAATGGAATTTATCGCATGCCTGGTGTTTATCGGCCTTATGTTCTTTTGCTCGCCAGTCGATCACGTCAAGACAGCGGCATCCATCTTTTGGCTGGTGATTCTCTTCATCGGCTTCATCACATCTCCCGTTCCCACCACCACAAAGAAGGAAGCCAAAAAGTGTCCACCACAATCGAACACGAAAGCGTGACGAAATCGGACGGTCTTGTTGCAACCGTCCGATTGTTCAGAGATGAAGAGGGCAGCTGGGACTGCGCCTGTACCGTCGAAGAAGACGTCAAAAGAACGTCGCAGCAGAGCGCTTCGGACGGATCATCGACATAATCAACGCGTCCGCAACGTTAGGCGACTTGATGCCCCTGTCGCGCAAGTCGTCTTTCGACTCCACCTTGAACTTGCCCATACGGTCCACGTCCTTGTGCGGCGACGCGAGTTCAAACTTGATCTTTTCCACCATCGTCTTCCCCAGGGTTTCCGAGTTCAGCGAGATGAGCTCATCAACCGGGTGCTTGACTCCCAACTCCACCGCTTCATAGGTCTTGCGGAACCGCACCGCGACCTCATCCCACATCTGCGCTTTGATGTTTGAGAAGTGTTCACCGTTCGTGATTGTCACGTGTGGGAACACCATGTACGCGCCCTTGGGATCGTTGACCGCGCCGCCAGCATTGAACGGCTCATAGATCACTCTGCGCTTGTTTTCTTCGTTCAACTCTGCAAACTTCGAGCCTGCAAACGCGCCTACGCCGATGGAGTCCCAGACGATCTGCGCGTTGTTCTCGACGGCCAGGTTAAAGACGCGCGTACAGCTTTTGAGAATCTGGTCCTCTAGGCCTGCCCACTCGTCAGCGTTCATCACGACGTTGCCGTGAGAGTACACGGTTGCGTTCTTGTCCTCTCCATCGTCCGCAACGTCATACCCGATCTTTTTGGTGCCGGACGGCTCCCAGCCTAGCTTCTTGTGGGCGTCCACAGTCGCGATGATGTACTTCATCGGAATGATCGACTTATCCGCGCCCATCTTTGGCTCGCCACCGTACACGTGCACCGCGCTTTCCGGCTCGCGCTTGTAATAGTTATAGATCACCTTGAGCATGGTGACCGACAGAAACGGATTTTCCTGCCAATTTATCTCGCGCACAACAGTGTCTGCTGGCGGGTTGACGACGAAATTCTGGTACACGTAGTCAGTGAACTCATCCGGGTTGAAGATTAACCAAATCTGCGCGCCTTCTTTACGAATCGTCGGTTCAATGACTTCCCACTGATCCTTATTGAGATAGTGCGCTTCTTCGAGCCACAGAATGTCAACCCCTTCTGTCGATTTAATTTCCTCAAGGTTTCTGGCGATCCCGTAAAATAAGAACTCCGAACCAGTTCGCTTGTGGCGAATAGATGTCTTGAGAATCTCGAATTCACCGCGATACGGTGACGCATTTATCTTGTCCTTGATAAGAGTGTATACAGACTCGCTGATGCGATTCTGGAATTGTCGGGCGCAGAGTATCTTGACGGTGTAGTTGGCCGCTAGGAACACCGCGTATCCAGCGGCATCGTGCGACTTGGACGAGCCGCGCCCACCGTACAGAACCTTGTACCGCGATTCGGTCTCCCAGAACGTCCGCAGCGCCGGGTTGAGCGAGTACAGTGCGATGTCTTTCCAGGAGTCGCGCTCCGACTCCAGCTGGCGCAACGTTATCGACTCGTAATGCTCATCATACGTCGCCAGACCCTGCTTGACCAGGGATATCTCGCGCGCCACCTGCTCGCCAGCTTCTTTGAGAAGTTTGGTGAGGGTCTCGTCAGTGTACTCATAGGCGGTGACCGGCCTGCGTGCGGCGTGCGGGTCGGACGCTTCTGGTGATAGCGGGATCGGCATTTTGTAGTGTTCCGTGGTCGTTCGCGTTATTCTAGCGGTTCAGCGCGCGGCGTGGACTATCATCTTTGCGATGTCGATAGAAATTATTTCGTCCACTCACCGTCAGATGGATCACGAAAACTGTTGCCGACTGGCGTTTTGTGCTTCATAATCCTTCTCATGCGCTGACGAGATGAAGCGCTAACCCAGAAAGACCTAGAAAGGAGCTTAGACATGCAAACGATCAACATCACCGAAGCGAAGACTTCAGACCTCGTAGCCTTCTACAACGCGAACATCACGCGCTTTCCGGACGGAACGGCCATCAAGAAGTTCGCAGACCGTAAGACGGCAGAAAAGCGCGTCGCGGACCTCGTGGAAAAGATCGCATCCCACTTTCCGGAAGACGAAACGCCTGAAGGTACGATTCCGGACCCGAACGTCGCGACCCGCAACGAATCGGACACCAACGAATCGGGCCAAGCGGACGGCGCAGCGACCGACGACAAAAACAACGAAGCCGCGCCGGAATCGAACGAACAAGTCGCGCCCGAACTCTCAGGCGAGTCCAAAGTCCAACCGGATATGGACGGCTCGCGCCTCGTTCTGGAACCGACCGACCAACCGACCGACGCTGAGCGCGCCGCGATGGAAGAAAGCGAATACCAGATTCAGGCGCAAGGCGCGCGGCCCTCTGGCGACGAAGGCGAAGAGCCGAACGCAGACGACGAAGATGAAGAGGACATCGCCCCTTCAGCGCGCGGCGCGAGCGCTTTCAACGCCCTGCAGGCTACGCTCTCCGCTCTCAGCGATAAATCGAAGCTCGAAGCCGAAAACGGCGTGAAGCCGGTGACGCGTACCTCTTCGGCCAAGGCGTCGAATTCGGACGGCGTAGCGGCTTCGTGGGTGGATGCCGATATCCGTGCGGCCCGCCTTACCCGCGACGGCGTGAAAGTCGAGTTGGACGGTAAGGAAGTCGGCACGTTCAAATCGACGCGCGAAGCATTCCGCAACTTGCGTCTGCCGGACAACAAGCACATCCGTTTCCGCCTGAAGCTGAAGGAAGCTCACCGCGATCAAGGCGAAGGTGCTGACTTCGAGCACAGCGGCAAGAAGTACCACTTCACCATCGTGCAAGTGGACGTGTAACAGAATTTCGGAGCGGGTCGAAAGGCCCGCCCTAGTGGCCCAGGAGTCTGCTGTGAACGAGATTATCAATACACTCACTGAGATGGACAGCGTCATGCTTACTCTCGTTTTCGGTGGCCTTATGGGCCTGCTCTCGCAACGTATTATTGGACGTTTCGTCAAACCAAACTACTACACAAGGAGCCGATAGTGCAGACCATCAAACCGCGCGCTGTCCACGATCCGGAAAGCAACAGCTGGATAGTCCACGGTGCCGGCATCGTCCGGAATCGCACCTGTATCAACGAAGCCATCGCCGCGTGGCGTCAGCGTTTCGTGGATCGTCAAATTGGCCCGAGAGTTGAAAAAGTCGAAGGCCGTGCGCAGTAAGGAAGGAAGTATGAACAACGGGCTTCTCGCCACTCTTAACGACCGGTTGCTTGGCGCGGCTGGTCTTCTCTTAGGTCACGGGCACCGCGAAAGTAGCGCGGCTGTCCGTGAAGCCATTTCAGTTCTCGAAGTCTCCCAGGGTCCGAAAGGCGAAGACCTCGCCGCGCTCCGTGCGATCCGCCAATACCATTACGATCAGTATGTAAGCTTCTCTCAACGCGCTGCGGAGATGGAGAAGAAAGCTGCTGGGCGCTTGGATAAGGGCGATTCTCGCGACGCCTTTGAGCGCACGGCCACTTCGCATCGGCGCGTGGCAAGCCAGCACCTTCGATTCGCTCGCAATATGAATGTCCTATTTCCGACATCGGATAGTGTACTGTGAACTGATCGCCTTCTGGGATTCGGCGGATAAAAACTGACCTAAGCTCGCGCTTAGTCAGAATACGGGCATTAGTGTCCGTATTTTCTTTGTCGAATCACTTATAATTGGTTCCGTAGTCAACAGGGAGTTGCAGAACCTTATACCTCACTAATTCGAATCTCAGAAAGGAGTTTTACCATGATCGCTCAAACGACCGCAAAAGAAGTTTTCCGTGCCATCCGCGTGCCTTCGGCAGTTAGCAAGCGCGCGTCAACGCAGCAGAAGCGTATCCGTGCCGCTGGTCAACGCTATATGACCGAAGCCCAGGCAACCGCTTTGAAGGTCGCAGGCGATCAGGGCTGGGAAGCTCGATCAATCGTTGCCAACGCCAAAGAGCAGCGCTGCATCATCTCCATCCAGAAGGGTGACGAAGTGGCCTGGATCGACGGTAACGGCACCCTTCGCTCAGAAGACGACATCATCAAGAGCGCTGGCGCTGTGTAACCTCTTCGTCACTATTTCCGATTAAACTAGCCTTGCAGTTGATCGGAGTCTAAGCCCTCGTTATGGGGCGCACGTCCGAATGGATTGTGCGCCCCTTCTTTTTGCGCCAGCAGTTTAGGAGACAGAAATGTCCACAGCACCATCCCGCGTCAGTCGTCCTCTTCCCGCTCGCATCGAAGTCTCAACGCAAGCGCTTGCCCAGATCGTCAACGCCCTCAACGGGCACCCTCACCAGATTCGCGAGCTACAAGTCACACGCGGCCCGCTATTCAGCAACCCCATTGACGTCATCGAGCGCGAGCTATTGACGGCACAAGCCGCGCCTGAGCCTGCCCGTCCAGTGTCCGAAGAGGACATTCAAGGTGAACTATTCAACCACAAGCGCGTTGGCGGGCCGTCAGCCAGCGAGGTAATCGACGTTGTGCGCAAGCACTTCTCTTGGTACTCTGGCAGCAGTCTCGTGCGCGAGCGCTGCGAAGAGGAAATCACCAAACTTTTCGAAGGAAAATGACATGCCGTTCAATTTCAAGACTGGTAAGACCTCTCATCCGAAGACCGGCAAGCGGGTGCACGTCGCCAAGGTTCTGCTGGATATGCGCGACGTCAACGGCGTTTCGAATGAAGACCGCGCCGCCCTGAAGCACGCGGTTGACTACATCATCGCGCTGGAGCGTACCGTGCTGTGGCATGAATCGCGCAGACCGCCTGTTGTCAACGTGAACGTTACCGGCAGCATTTCAGCCCAACAACTCGCCAACTCAGTGTCCAATTATGAACACGGCAAAGTGTAAGCGGTTCCGCGATGTGTACGCCGCGCCCGGTTCGCAACTCTTCCAGGCTCTCGAAGACGGCGACCGGAAGAAAGCTGCCGCGATCTATGACGAGTGCGAACGGCTTCTGGCGAAGGAGCAAGGGCGCTTGACGTACTACGCGGCTGACGGAACGTTGATGGTTACGGCGACCGGCGCACGATCCATCTTTAACGATTTGGACGCGCTATGATCGACGCTCTGGTCCAAGCGCTCATCGCGGCCATGTCGTTGTCGGCAACGTACTTGAGCCTTCATCCGACGCGCCAGAAATGGGCGTGCTTCTTCGGGCTGTCCGTCCAACCTCTTTGGATGCTCAGCACGTCCACAAACCACCAGTGGGGCATGTTCACGCTTTGCTTTGTCTACGGATTCATTTGGCTCCGTAGCTTTTGGCGTCACTGGTCAACCCCAGTAATTGAATTACTTTGGAGAACGAAATGAACCAACTCAAGTTTGCAGACCTTCGACTGGCCAACACGCTGCGCCTTCCGCAATTCAAGAACGCTCAAGGAGAACCGGCGCACTCGCAACCGGACGGCAGCGATTGGTCACCGGCTGACTGGATGGTCGCTGTCGTTGGAGAACTTGGCGAGGCCGCGAACCTGATGAAGAAAATTCGTCGCGGCGACTTCGCCACCATGTGCGATCTGCTGGAGGCAAAGGAGAAGCTGCAGAAGGAGTTTGCCGACTTCATCACGTACGCCGACATCATGGCGGCGCAGTTCGGCATCGACCTTGGCGAAGCCGTCATGCAAAAATTCAACGAAGTCTCGCGACGCGTTGATTCCACGGTGTTCATGCAAGAGGCCGCGACCGGTGCGTGCGTCTATGTCTTCGACAAATCAGAAACGGACGCAGCTTAAGCCCGGTGACATCGTCAAGCACGACGAGTCGCCGTGCGAGGTTCTGTGCGTGTTCGCTGCGCTCGATCTGGTGTTCATAATGAATAAACGGACGCTCTGTGCGCAGTATCTTCACCCGGCTGAAGTAGAATTCGTGAGAAGGCCCGAAGCAAAAAAACGTGGAGAACGAAATGAACCTCAGACTGTGCGCCAAGTGCGAAAGAACGCTGCAGGAGAGCGAAGGCGTTAAGGCTGGTCGTTCGTGGTACCATGTCGGTTGCGCTGCGAATACTTGGATCAGGCCGCGCGTCCACGAGTTCAGCGAAGGCCCGTTGACGGACCTTCTGAAGCCGGAAGAAAAAAGATGAGCTGTGTCCACTGCCGCTGTCGCAAGTGCGATGCGCGGCGAGTCCTGCCGAAGCATCCTGACCTATACCGTAGGACTCCTAAGTGCCGATATTGCACGGACGGAACGCTGCGACCGGATAAGTGGATGAACCAACGCAATACACGTGCAATGGGCTGTATGTGCGCTGGGTACGCGTGGGAAGGAATGATGACTGGAGCCATGCATCGTCGCGGCTCGTTGCGCTGCTGGTATCGCGCGAACGGTGAGAAGCGAGAGCACGGTGATAAGGACTACTTTATTGACCCGATGTGGATTGAGGAGATGAATTATGGCTGACCATCAAGTGCTCTGGACCCTCGCCAAAGTTTGTGGCGGATGGATTCTGCTGTCGCTCGTTCTTTCGCTCGCAATGAGCCGTATCCTTGGATGGCTGGACGACCGTGAAGCACGTGAATCTGAACATTGATCTTGTAGGCGGCTCGCACGCCGGTCCGCTCTTCATTATCCAGAAGCAGCGACCGTTGGCGCGTCCGCACGGCAAGCAGGGAGCGGTACGCCGCGCCCAGGAGCGTCGCCGTAGACCGCCCTGGGCTGATCGGAAGGCGATACGTGCCCTGTACAACGAAGCGCGCCGCCTGACGAAGTTGACCGGCGAGTTGCACGTGGTCGATCACATCGTGCCGTTGATTGGTAAGTACAACGGCGTAAACATCGTCAGCGGGCTTCACGTCGATTACAACATGCGCGTGGTCCACTGGAAACCGAACGCCCAACGTGGCAACTATGAGTGGCCAGATATGCCTGTTCAACAACTGGAGTTGCTATGACCTTCCCTGTCGCGCTTGCAATCGTTATCGGCCTGACCGTTTCTGCTTTGATCATCGCGTTGATCATCTGCGCGCGCTATCCGCCGGTGCAGATGCTCGCGCCGCCTGATGACGGCCTGCGCTTCGAACGCAAAAGCCTGTGGGTGTGCAGGCGCTGCGGAATGTCGCTGGACGAAGCTTACGACCCGTTGGCCGTCCGGTGCCTGCTCGAAGGATCGTTGCCGGACGGCACGCCCTGCCCGATGGAACGTCAGGATATCGTGGTGGCCGTATCAATGGAATCATCTACGTCATAAAAGTTCACAAAGTGCTTTACTCCTGGTCGGATATCAAAGATAATAGAGTCTCTGATGCAGTGAACACCGACCAAGGAGCTAAACGCCATGATCACTTCCCGACTCGAAATCTTCGCGGATAAGACGCGACTCGTTCTGATCGAAGAGTCCAAAGACCCTTCACTCAGCCGCGTTCTTTGGATCGGAGAAGCCTATAACGATCAAGTTCCGCTCCTTAAGCGAGAAGCCAAGCGCGCGACCGGCCACAAGGTCGCTCAGCCCACCTTCACAGTCCAGTTCGGCAGCAGCCTGCACAAATAATTCCATCCGGCGCGGCGTTCGGTCGCGCCGTTCTCTTCCCTTTAGGAGCAGCCAAAATGGCTAAGATACCAACCAACAACAAAGTCTTCACCGCCAAGTTCATCTCCGAAATCCAGGCCAAGCGCGCGGAACTCGCCGCCGCGCTCGCTTCCCTTTCGAACGTCCTGCTGGGCCAAGGCTTCGTCGTCCTAAGCGGCGCGGGCATCGCCCTCAAGTTCAAGGTCGAAGGCCAACAGGTCACTGAGCCGGTGCCGGCAGGCGGGCCGCACCAGGCCACCCGATTCTCCCGTACGGACGCGGAAAACGTCGCGGACGCCGTAACGGACGGCAACGGCAATCACGGTCGCGCGGTTCACATTTGCATCGCGCTGAAAGACGCCATCGAACAGCTGGACAGTGTTCTCGCGATGATCACCGCGAAGTAATTGCCACTTTCTTCGGAATTCTGCTTGACGGGTCATTCCATCTCAGGCAGAATTCTAGTCTGGTGTCCACCGGATGCCATGGACAGGAGCTAAACGCCAATGAAAAATACCACCCAACTCTTCCTCGCTTACGTCAACTATAAGACGAAGCCGCAGCCGCGTATCTCGTTCGCGGAGTACGTCGAAACGAAGCCGGATTTGGCATCGCTGATTCTGGTGTCGATGATCGCCGCTGATAACGGCATCCAGCCCGCTCCGCGTCGCGGTCGGAAGGCTATCGCACGATGAGTAAAATCGTTCGCGAATACGTTGCGATCTACGGCCAGGAAGCGTACGAACGCGAATTGCGCCGCGCAGATACGCCCGAAGAACTCGAAGAGAAGCTGCGGAAGGCCGTAGAAGGCCAGGCCGTCTGGGTCTACTTCAAGTTCCTGGGGATCGACTACCGGACCAACCGCGACGCCACCCTGATCGAGCGTAACGATGGGAAACACCTGGGCTGGGTGCGTACGGACTCGCGCCGCGTGCAGCGGGAAGCGGAACGGGCCTTGGGCAAGTAATAAGGAATGTAAGAATATGTCGAAGACGGTAACTAACATCATCATCGTCTGGAAGCAGAAGGACGGCGTGACCGGCACCGCGACTTACAGCGCTGGGCGTCTTGGCCCCACTGCTGCCCGCCAGCGCGCGGCTAGTCGCACGGCCCTTCTCCACGAGCAAGGCCTGGACTACATGGCCACGGAGTATTACGCGGACGGCTCGAAACACGAGTTCAAAAATTTTTGAACTTTTGTGCGAAAGTGCTTGACGGAATGTGAACACTCCGTCATAATCTCTTCACGGTGTCCAACCGGACGCCGAAAACCCAGGAGCTAAACGCCATGAAATACCAAGTCGAATTCAAGCAAATCCGTAACGGTTCGGACCCGATCCACGCGCGTTGGGAAGTCGCATCGGAGCCGGTCGAAACGAAGGGCATGGCCCTCGCGTACGCCGAACTTACCGCGACGCGCCTGGGGACGCCCGCTATCGTCCGCACGGTCGGAGAAGAAGGAGAGGTGTCTAAACGCCTCAACTGCGTCATCGCGTACTTCGGACCCGAAGAGCACGCCGTTGAGCCGGTGTGGTTTGAATTCCAGGACGGCCAATTCAACTATCGCTGCACCGCAGACAGCGATACGGTTCAAAAGCGCCTTCCGTCCGGTCGCTGGACGGCCTTCATGTCACCGGAGCGTCCGACGAGTTTCTACACGGCGCGTTCCAAGGCTCTCTACGGCGGATAAGATTCACCGGCACGCGAAATAGTGCTTGCCGGTTCCGATTCGTCAGACGATAATCTGTTCATTTTCTGACGAATCGGAGAGCCAGATGGTCGAAGCCAAGGAAGTTGCTAAGCGCATCGCGAAGATCGACTTCAAGGTGCGCGTGGAAGTCTTCGAACTAGCGGACGATGCGCCTGTGCGCAGGACCTTCCTGGACGCCTGGCCTTCGATCTTTCTGACGGAAAAGAAAGCGCCATCGCCCTATCTCAAGGCGATGGTCAAAGACGCGATACGCGTTGACGTAACCAAGTTGCAGCAACCAGGGAAGAAATGACATGGCCATCGCTTTAATCATCGGAGTTTGCCTGCCGGCCTTTGCCATCGGCTGGATCGTTGGTCGCGACTCGCAGCGCAAATTCAATCGCCGTATGTCGGACATCGACAAACGCAAGCGCTCGATCAACTGGCCAATCGGCCACAAGGAGATTCAGTCGTGAAAGACGACCGCCGAACGTTCAGCATTGAGTTCTCGTCGCAGAACTGGTCTGCCACGGCCACAATCGAAGTCAAGGCGCATACGGTAGAGCAGGCAATCGCGAAGGCTGAAGCCTGCCTACACGCCGACTTCCGTCCGCAGCTGATGAACTTCTATGAGGTGTCCTGATGAGCACACTCACGATGTACTTCGTGGACGGCGATGCTGGCGTCACGTTCGCGGCGAGCGGCGAGGAACGAAAGCTGGTGCCGATGCTGTGGCGCAAGCTGCGGACGGCGTATGGCCCGCTCTCGACGTTGCCGCGCGATGCAGCGGACCTTGCAGCCAAGGTGGCTGACGCATTCGGCGGTGAATGCGTGCTCGAAATCGAACGTTCATCATAATCGGTTAGTATCAGTTCTACGGACGGCGCGAGTCGGCGTGCGCGACGCTGAACCTCTGTGAGTAAGCTATGAACGGTGGCTGAAAGAAGCAGAGGAAAAGGGCCGATGGTGAGAATCCATTCGCCGTCCACCACTCAACTTTAGGGATTGCACATTATGCCCAAGAAAGAAGACGACGCCGTCATGGCGCTTCTCGACCGCATTATCAACGGCTCGCGGCTGGACGAGAACAACCACAACAACGATTCGCTTGTCGAAGTCGCAAACCATCTAGCCAAGCGCGGCGACAAATGGGCCTCGCGCTCTGTCGGCAGCGTCTACAATGACGCTCTCGACCTCAAGCGCCTTCTGCTGGACGGCCAGTGATGAACGGCATCCGCTGGTACATCGAACGCAACCGCGTTCCACAGGCCCACGAGGTTCGCGCGTACGCCATCGGGCGTGGCGTGACGATGATGGATGCGAAGCGCGAGTTGATGAACGAGTCGAAGCCGCGCCTGCAGTTCTGTGACCACAACGGCAAGTGGCAGGACGTTCCGACTGTCGTGGAGGAACGGAAATGATCATCACCGTCCCAGGCCCGCACCTGCAGCCGGGTGACCGTCTGCGCAACGGAAAGACGGTCGCTTTCCGGCTCGCGCTCGACGCCTCGCAAACTCCCGGTTTGATGGCTCGCCTGAAGTGTCGCGAGTTCGCTGCTATCGGCTTCGAAGGCGAACCCTTGCCCGTCCTCTTCACGGACCAAATTTCATTCATGGTGGATCGTCGTGGATAACCTTTCAATCAACCTATCGCGCAATTGCGTTGATGCCGCTGACCTTCTATCTCTGCAAGGTTCTGTATCGCCAGAAGTGAGGCAGCTTGTCGTCAGCGTCCTTCGAACTGTATCCTTCCACCTGAAGCGAATGGACGCGGCAACGCAACCGGTGCAGGCGCAATTGGCGCTGACGGACGAGCAGCGCAAGTCGGTATGGTGGGCAGTCTTGGAGGCTGAGAAGAATGAACCGGAGCCAGGATCGTTGATGCACCGACGAGCCAGCGACCTTCGCGCCATTCTCGCCGCGCAACCGGGCGATCAAGAGGGCAAGAATGTCTGAGTTCCTTATCCCACAGCGTCGCGGCTTCCAGATCGCGCTACAGCACCACGCTGAAGGCTTGACGTTCGAACAGATCGGAGTCCTTCACAAAATCTCGATGCAGCGCGCGTATCAGATTTATCGGCAGGCGCTGACGACTCTTGGACTCTTCCATCAGAAGCCGGGTAAAATCACCGCTGAAGAGATTGGCTTGGCCATTCAACGCAGAGCAGCATCGTTTGCGGCGCGTGAATCCGGCGAGTATGCCGGAACACCTTTGTGGTTCCAGGATGTACTGGCATTCGAGCGTCAGCGCGACTGGGACAACTACCGATATGAGGGATTGTGATGAGGAAGACTGACTACACGCCTGAGCAGTTGTGCGGTGACGCCGCCAATGGGGCGATTGGGGAGCGGGAAGCGTTTGAGTCGTGGGCTAAAGGCCGGTATTCAACCCGCCATATCGGCACGTATATGGATCGCACAGCGGACGCTTACGAGTACACAAAGTTGGCCACTGCAGCGCTGGACGGATGGAAAGCCCGCGCCTCACTCGTGCGATCCACCGAAACACAAGACGACGAAGCAAAGTTCCAAGCCCTTCTCACCGAAGCCCGCCAGTACAAGTTCCGCGATTCGACATATGACGCGCTCGACGTTCTGGACGCCGCGCTCTTCAGCGGTGACGAGTTCCTGACGCCTCTCGCGCGGACGGCGCTGCGCTATTACATGGCGCGCTTCGAGCGGAAGTTGAAGGAGTTTGATGAAACCGATCTGGGTGAAGAGTCATGAGAAAGACTGACTATACGCTGACCAAGTTCTGCGTTGACTGTTCAAACTTCCGTGACAGCAGTCCTGCTGGCGTTGGCATGTGCGTCAGAGGCACGAAGCGCGTTGAGTTCGTTGATCCTGTACGCGGTAAGTCCGTAGGCTATGAACATAGCTTCGTAGGCGTCGCGCTGGATGAGCGGACGACCGGTGGCTGCGGCATGGACGGGAAGCTGTTTTCGTCGCGCCCTTCGACCGTGATCGAGTCGCGTTCAATAGGGATGTCGATCATTCGCCTGCTGCGAAAGTGGAGAGGGAAATGAACGAATGGCAACCCGGCGCACGCGCGGCGATCATCGTCACCGAATGGCCGCGCAACATGTTCAGAGTCGTTGAGCTTCATAGTCCTCTGGCTGTCCACATGGGCAACGGATGGATTGTGACCGATCCGCTTGGCGGGACATTCGACGGCTATCAGGTCTACTCGCACGACAACACCAAGACCAACGGCCAGATGATCGTGCGCCCGGTGCTGGGCATAGCTCAATGGAAGCTTCGCCTGGTGAACGGCGATGACCGCGTCAGAGAGTTCCTTGGTTCGCTGTACTTAGAGATGGAGATTTGAGATGCCTGACGCAACAGCGGACGCCTTAAAGTTCAAGCTCGACTCGACTGAGATGCTGGCGAGCATCAAGCGCAAAGAGCCACGGCTGACCGAAGAAGAGGCACGCGCCCTTCTCACGATGGTCTACTGGCAAACGACACAGGAGTTTGCCAAGCAGGTGGCGATGCTGGAGCGTGAGAAGGAAGCTTTGCTGCTCTCCGTCCAGGCTAAGGATTTGATCTTGGGCAATAGCATTAGCCGTCCGAAAGATCATGAGATTCGAGACATCGTCAATTGCCTAACGGTCACTGCGCGAGAGTATAGTGCTACTCAGCAACTGCGCGACCGTATTGCGCAGATCATCGTGCCGGTTTTGAAAGGGAGTTCGTCGTGAAAGTGTTTACCTGCAAAGGCTTCAGAGGCCACAACCCGGTGGGCACCGCTGCTGTGGTCGTCGCTCAGAGTGCAGAGGAAGCCGCGCTGCTGCTCACCGGCCACCTGCATGCCATCGGATTGCCTCAGACCATCGAAGCATCGCGCATGGAAGAAGTCAAGACAGACTCGTTGCACGTCCGCGTGCTTTGTGACGGAGATTATTGATGAAGATCACACTCGAAATAGACATGGAAGACGGCGTGCCGGCAGAGGCAATCTCTGGGCGCTTCTCGAATGTCGCGAGCTACGTCGCTGGATACATCAGCACGTGTCACGTCAAGGCTGGGCGTATCGAAGTCCACGAGACTGTCTTGTTCGGCTCAGTCTTCCGCGTCGCCACCAACGTCAAGATCACGATTGACCGGAGCGAGCCTGTTCCAGAGCGACAGCCACTCAAGGTCTTTGCGTCGCACGCCTTCACCGGTCGCTGCATGTCGCTTGGTGCATATGGCGTTGTAATCGCGGAGAGCCGTTCGCACGCCGCGCACCTGATGACTCTGCAGATCATAGCAGAAGGCCTGCCAGAGCAAATGCCTTTGTCACACGATGATATGATCGAAGTCGATCTGTCCGTGCCCAAAGCGTACATCGTCAAGGACGAGTGATGACCCACTTCATTCTCATTGCCATCTTCTTCAGCGGCGCTGGAGTCGGTCGCGCCGACAACGCGCGTGTCGATCACATCGAGTTCAACACCAAGCAGGCGTGCGAAGTCGCTGCAGCCGTGGTCAACCAACATATGACGAAGATGCACCGCAACCAGACTGAGTTGGTCTGCGTGCCGACTTCGTAAACAGGAGCTTCTGAGATGGACCAACGAATAGTGTGCGCCGCGAATCGCAAGAGGTTCACCGGCCAAGTCGTTCTGGGCATACGCCACTGGGACGCGTTCATGGACCATATGGACTCCGAAGGTGATCCAGTGGACCAGGGCTTCATCGACAACCGTGGCAATTTCCTCTCGCGCACCGAAGCGTGGAAGGTGGCCTTGGCCGCTGGTCAGATCATCCGTCGCTGCGGTGGCGATGAAACGAATGGCGGTACGCTCTACTCAGAGAACCTGTACTGACATGATGCACCAGCCAGCGAACCTTGAGTCAATCGGCGCGCGAGTTAGGCGTGTCCGACTGGCCAAGGGCATCGGCCTTCGAGAGCTTGCCTTGAAGATTCACACGAGCACAGCCGTCATCTGGGCGCTGGAGACCGGCAAGCGCTCGACCAACATGTTCACGTTGATCGACGTGGCGAAGGCGCTGGGCGTTTCGATTGACTACCTGGCGTATGGTTCGAACTACGGAGTGTTCAATAAATGATCAAGTCAAAGAAAGGCCGGTATAAATACCAGTTCCAATACTCCTTTGACAATCTGTCGTACAAAGTTACAGTCACCGGTAATGATCAGCGACAAGCGCGAATACGTGCCAAAGAAGAGGTTGATAGGCGTTGGCGCAAGTCTGGTCGATCTTCACCGACTGGCTGGGATATGACGGTGTTGCAAACGGACGATCCTGCATGGAGTTCCTAAAAAGAGAAGGCCCAAGAGAACTAGTGTTCCTTGGGCCTTCTTCGTTTGGTATGGGCAACGTTAAGTATTTCCGAAATCAGCCCAACCTCGCCACATTTCCTTGTGTGCAAATAGCACGAACGGATTACTTCTGTGCCGTTAAGAACTCTTCCGACTCCTTGGAGCCAGGTTCGGGGTGACGGCCAGTCAGATTCGGCTTGGCGTTCGGCGTAGGCTGGTTGGTATCCTCATAGAACTCCTTCAGCGACCGGCCTGCGCGCGTCCTGCCAGAGTCGTCAATCACCGTGATGCCGAACAGCACGTTGAGTTCCTTCATCGCGCTGAGCTTCGTGGAGCACTTGGTGAACGGGTTGTTCATCAGGCTTACAAGCTCATAAACGGCCAGCTTCGGACCATACATCTCTTCGAGCTTCACCACGCCGAACTTCTGCGCGAAGACCTTCCGATACACCATGTTGTGTTCGAGCGCTTCGATGCGCGCGTACAGGTGCAGGTCTGCGTAGTCAGTGCCGAAGACGCGGGTGAATGCGCGCTCTGCGTTCCAGCCAATCACGCGATAGTCTGCGTAGTCGCTCACCAGCTTAATGTTTAGCTCAGCGAAGCGTTCGGACCTGAACTGCAACGGCGACATTACGTTGGTCGTCGTGATGTCGCGTGGCGGTTGGCCGTCCTTGTCCTCATCCGCAAAGTCTTTGGCGGACTGGCTGATGTCATCGCCTTCGTTGTCCCATGGGCTTTGGCTCTGCTGCTCCTTGGGGCGCGGGCGATTGTTCGGGTTACGTTGGCGTGGCATGATGCTATCCGGAGAGTGATCTGTTGTTCGCGATTGTACTGGCGTGATGTGTTTGTGTGTGGCTCAGCGCGAACTGTGCGAGAGGTTTGCCGCGCTCTTCGGTTTGGGCCTTGTTGCTTGCGTGTCGCCGCGTGTGCTGTGATGTTCCGGTGCGATGATATTGCCGCGTGCTTGGCTGAGGATGAGAGCGCGGTCTTGGCGCAATGCGACATGCCGCAAGGTGAACTGCCCATCGCCTGCTGGCGTACGCAAATAGCGCTGGCCGCGTGTTCACGTCAAGTGTTGGACACGCAGATTGGCCAAATAAAAAGTCACCGCGAGGGCAATCGACCGCAAACCCAGAGCGGACGCAGGTTAGTGGGATATTACTTTATATATACCAATATATATTAATTAATAGGTATATATATAGGGTAGTAATGGTGCCGGTAGAGTTTCTATCGCCCAAGAATCAACTCACCACATGCGGCGCACCTTTGCGATGAACCAAGATTGGGTAAGTTGCCCAACCGTACACAAAATCGACCCTCTTGACGCGCGGCCAGTTTTATAGTAGGCCAAAGA